CTGTTTCTTTTTACCCCAAAAACGACTCAAACAGCCACTATCGGCTTGAATCGGATCAGGAATAGTCATGACGGCTGAAGAAGGCTTAGAAGGGCTGCAATCGGTTGAGGTAGGGGTAACAGAACCGCGTAAAGGCTCTCAAGTGCCTAGAATCCGCTCAAAGCCATTGGATCTGCCTACTAGAGGCGATGAGATGATCCAGTTCTGCATCGATATCGGATTCCCATTGCTCCCATGGCAGGAACAACTGGCTCGAGATTGCTTGCGATATAAGGCCGATGGGCGCTGGGCGCATCCACTAATCGGAATCATGTTGCCACGCCAACAGGGTAAATCTACATTCATGGCGCTTCGAATCTTATTCGGGATCTATGTTCTGGGCGAGAAGATGCACCTTGCTACTGCTCATAAGTTAACTACATCGAGCGAAATCTTCTTTAAGGTTAGCGAGATCATCGACAACTCTCAGATGCTCATGGATAACTTCGCCAAGAAGTACGAATCCAAGGGATCGCAAGAAATCAGGTTTAAGAACAAAGCCCGGTATTTAATCAGAGCAGGAAACTCAGCCGCTCGCGGTATTGCTGCTCCAGATGTAATTCATATCGATGAACTTCGAGAGTTCGACACCGAAGATGTCTGGAGTTCGATGCGATTTACTCAGATGTCGAATCCAAATCCGCAGGCCTATGTCTATTCAAATGCTGGCCATGCCAATTCAGTTCTACTGCATAAATTTAGGGAGCGAGGTTTAGCAGCTAGTGAAGGAGCCGATGATTCGATCGGTTGGTTCGAATGGTCTGCCGAACCAGGAGCCGAGATCACCGATAAAGAAGCCTGGTATCAAAGCAATCCATCTCTAGGCCATACGGTTCATGAAGATAACATCAAGGACAGCCTGTCAGACCGAGAAGATATATTTAGAACCGAAATCCTTTGCCAATTCGTTTCAATGATTAATCCTGTTATTTCAGAAGCCGAATGGAAGAAGTGCAAGGCCGAAGATCTGCCACAACTCGATGTAGAGAAAGATACTTGGATGGCGATCGATCTCAGCCCAGACAGAAAACACGCTAGCCTCGTTGCAGGCCAGCGAATCGAAGGCAACCGATTCATGGTTAGCCTTCTGCATACTTGGTTCAACCCGGTCAACCTTGATGATCTGGAAATGGCCAACGATATCGCTTACTGGGTTCGCAAGTTCCCAGTTAATGCAGTTGCTTACTCAAAGTCCACAGCCTCAGCAGTTGCGGCGAGATTGGCTCCAGCAGGAATCCCAATTCATGAAGTTAACTCGCAGGAATATCAACAGAGTTGCGATGAGTTCGTCTCGGCGGTTTCATCGATGCGGCTTGCCCACGCAGATCAAGAAGAATTAACCAAGCAAGTTTTATCGGCCGTTAAATTAACTCGAGGCGATGGCGGCTGGGTAATGGGTCGCAAACAAAGCGGCATAGTCTGTGGAGCAGTTGCTTCGGCAATGGTTACTCACTTCGCAACACGCGGAGAATCTGAAGTAGACATTCAGATAGGATAATGTCTGGACAGTAGCGTATAATATGTCCAATGGGAATCAGGGACTTATTTACAACGCCAAAGCCAACAACCGAAATCACAGTTGATGCGGCTTCGACACCTGCACCGTTTAATAACACAGCATCTTTTAATCCTTTCGTATTTACCCAATCCGTAGCAAGCCGTCAGCAAGCTATGGCCGTTCCGACCATCGCCAGGGCGCGTAACATAATCTGTTCAACGCTCGCAGCGTTGCCACTCGAGCAGTATTCAAAGCTCGATGGTTCTCACATGGGAACTCCAGCAGTAATTAATCAGCCAGATCCGCGAATACCGGGTTCTGCTATCTATGCTTGGCTTGCAGAAGATCTTCTATTTCATGGCGTTGGCTACGGACAAGTCTTAGAACAATACGGAGACACAGGCCGCGTTCGCGCTTGGACTCGCATCGCACCAGATCGCGTAACACCTAAACTTAATAACAATCAAACCGAAATCGTTGGCTACCAAGTCGATGGTTCAGTAGTTCCAACTCAAGGCGTAGGTTCTCTAGTTGTATTTTACGGACTTGATGAAGGCGTGTTGAATCGTGCAGGGCGCACTATCCGAGCAGCACACGCGCTCGAGCAAGCCGCCGAAACTTTTGCTAAGGAGCCAGTACCACTCCAGGTTCTAAAGTCTAACGGTACAAATCTTCCAGCAGAGCGCATCTCTAAACTTCTAGAATCATGGCGCACCGCTCGTCTTACTAAATCAACCGCGTTCTTAAATGCGGATGTTGAATTGCAAGCGCTGGGCATCGATCCTGCCAAACTTCAACTAAATGAGGCTCGCCAATATGTCGCGCTGGAATTGGCTCGCGCTTGCAACCTACCTGCTTATTTCGTTAGCGCAGAAACTACGAGCATGACTTACAGCAACAGCGTTTCAGAGCGCCGTTCGCTTATCGACTTCTCAATGAAACCAATTTTAGCCGCGATTGAACAAAGGCTATCCATGCCGGATTTCTGCCCTTCAACTGGATCAATCCGTTTCTCGTTAGACGAATTCCTGCGTTCAGATGCACTTGCTCGCGCTCAAGTCTATGAAATCTTAAACCGAATCGGCGCTATGAGCGTTGAACAAATCCGCGAAGAAGAAGATCTGATCGACAATAAGGAGAACTCATGAAAATAACTATGCCATACGCGATTACGGCGGCAGATACAGAATCTCGCATCATCGCAGGTCGCATCGTTTCATGGAATGCTGAAGGCAGCACATCAGCAGGCCGCACTATGTTCAAAGAAGATTCAATCACAATGGCTAAGAACATCAAGCTAGTGCTTCAACACGATGTAACCAGACCGCTAGGAAAAATGGTTTCGTTTGAGCAAGATGCTACAGGCATAACAGCAGAATTTCGTATCGCTAAGACAACAGCAGGCAATGACGCACTAGAAGAAGCAGCAACAGGGCTTCGCTCAGATTTTAGCGTTGGCGTAGATGTTGCAGAGTGGGATAACGAAGATGGCGTAATGGCTATCAGCGCATCTAACTTAATCGAGGTCAGCCTCGTAACCGATGGCGCAATACCGGGCGCAGAGGTCGCAAAAGTAGCGGCAGAAGATTCCAAAACATCAACAGATGTAGAGGATGCAACACCACAACCAACCACAGAAGGAGAACAAGTGTCAGACACTACCGTTCCAGAAGTTGCTCCTGCCGCAGAAACGGTAGAGGCTGCAAAGGTTGAAGTTAAGGCTGCAACAGCACCTTACATTTCAACAACTGTTCGTAACCCAATCGTGGATAAGGCTTCTTATCTCGAGCATTCAGTTCGTGCCTCACTAGGTAACGAAACATCAAAGATGTATGTTGCAGCAGCAGCAGACACAACAGACAACGCTGGTCTAGTACCAACTCGTCAACTAACCGAAGTTATTAACGGAATCAGCAACGCCGATAGACCCCTAGTGGATAGCGTAAGTTCAGGATCCTTGCCTGACGCTGGAATGACTTTCGAAATTCCAAAGATCACAGTTGCTCCAACAGTTGCAATCGCGGCTGAAGGCGGAACACCATCAGAAACAGATCAGAACGCTGCATTCGTTTCAGTTGATGTTAAGAAGTACATCGGTCAGCAAACATTCTCACTTGAATTGCTCGATCGTTCATCTCCAGCATTTTTCGCTGAACTCGTACGCCAGATGGAATACGCATACGCAAAGGCAACAGATGCAGCAGTTGGATCAGCACTTATTGCTGGTGGAACTGATGGCGGAAACCGCACACTAACAACTGGCGCACTTGCAGCAGATTTCGTTGCAGATGCAGCAGTTTCAATCTACGAGAACACACTCGGATTTGCGACAAACATCGCAGTATCCCCAGCACAATGGGGCGTACTAATGGGCTTGGTCGATTCTTCAAATCGCCCAATCTTCCAGCAGACAATCAACCCACAAAACGCAGGCGGAACACTTACAGCAACAGCAGTTCGTGGAAACCTTCTCGGTCTTAACCTTCGCGTAGCTCGTAACCTTTCTGGTACAGGCGATAACTCAATGATTATCATCAACCCAGATGCTTACACATGGTACGAGTCACCACGCCTATCACTCCAGACAAACCTCATCTCAACAGGTCAGGTACAAGTTGGATACTACGGCTACGGTGCAATCGCAACAAAGATCGGCGCTGGCGCATACCGTTACATGGTTGCGTAATTAATTAACTAATCATGGGGGGGCTGCTGCTCCCGGTGGCTCCCCCAGCCGTTTAATAGAGAGGATGTAGAGATGGCTTCAATCGTTACAGTTGCAGAACTAAGGTCTATCCTTGGTGTCTCTACATCCCTTTATAACGATGCTTATTTAACAGATGTAATCGATACAGCAGAGGCAGTTATCTTGCCTATGTTGGTTAAGTACTCAAGCCCGATCGATGTCGTGGCGCTTCAAGACAATGTCGCGACATATTATGTCCTTGGCGATAATAACTTTTCAGCGGGTCAGAGCGTAGTCGTAACAGGCGTAGGCTCCCCATTTAACGGAACTTTTACAATCCTGGAATCAAGCAATATCGATTACGATTCTTTCGTTTTACGATCTAACTCACGCATATTCTTAGATGGTTCTTACAGAGAATTTAACGGATTCTTTACAGTATCAATCACAAATGCAGATATTACAGAGCGCAAGGTAATTCCTTCAGGGCTTGCAACCCTTTCAGGCGCAGCCACTTATGTCGGAGTTAGCGCAGTTGAATCAGCCGTTCTCGCAGTATCAGTAGAAGTATTTCAATCTCGTATCGCTCCAGGTGGACAGATCGAAGGAATCGACTTTACGAATGTTTCGCCTTATCGTTTAGGCCGCAGCCTTTTTAACCGCGTATCAGGACTCCTAGGGGCGTACATCGACACCGATTCAATGGTGCAATAAATGCCAGCCTCAACAATCCTGGACACAGTTCGTCAACCTTTAGCCACAGCCTTCGCCAATGTCGCAGGCAATGTCTATGCTTATGTCCCAGAAGCGCCCATGGTTCCCTTCGTAGTGTGCGTTCCAGATTCTCCTTATCTCGAACTCGAGACAATCGGCAAAACCACACTTCACACTAAAATTAATCTTGTAATCTCTGTCGCAGTTGCCTATAACAGCAACCCGGCATCGCTCGACAATCTCGAGCAGCTAGTAATAAGTGTTCTGAAAGTGATCCCAGTTGGGTACACGATCGGATCGGTTGAAAAACCAACAGTAACTCAAGTTGGCCCTTCCAATGTTTTGGTGGCCGATATCAGAGTTTCTACCTACTATACACAAACAAACTAAAGGAAAATAATATGGCAACCGTAGTAATCACAGGGCGCGATATTTCTCTATCTTTCACAGGTGGAACAGATATCGAGGCACAAGCAACTTCAGCA